TCTTCAGCAGCTTCCCAAGCGTTAAGAGTAGCTCTTTCGTTTCTATTTGATATTAAACGATTTAGATTCTCTTCCATTTTAGAAGCTGTTGTTTTAGCTCCGGTTCCTCCAATCCATTCTTTATTTTCAGCATCCCAGTGCTTTTCAATGTACTCAACGTACTGTTGGTTCATTGCCTTTAGCTCGTCGTCTTGTAAACCTTCTGGTAAATTTTCAATACGAGAAGTAAAGTCCTTGTTTAAAGGCTCTTGGTTTTTAAGGATGCTGTTGTCTCGGAAGTCTTGCATTTCTTGTTGAAAACGCAACTCTGAAGAAACAAAATCTTGCACTTGTTCTGCGTACAACGAAGGAACAGTTTCTAGTACAGCATCTAAGTTTTCTTGTTTGCCGCTTTTAATTGCAGCTACAATTTTTGCTCTGTTGTTTCCAATCCACTCCGCAGACTCAAGTTTTTTTAAATCAAGTGCTTGGCGCGCTGCTTCAATTTTTCTGTTGGTGTACTCTGTGTTAACGTCAGAATCTTGTTGCAAACGAGTTTGTTGTGTTTTTAACGAGTTAACCATTCTGTCAAAATCTTGTTGACTAATAGGAGCTAACCCTCTTTGAGCGTAACTTTGGTTAATCCTGTCTCTTAAAGCATTAGTGTCTTGTAATTCGTTGTCTATACGTAAAAGAGCATCTACAGAGCGAGTCTGCTTGATGCCTTGTGCATTAGGTATCTGCGCTTGTAAATCATAAACTTGATTCAAGTAAAACATTTTTTCTTTCATTGTTGTAGCAGACTGTGCTTGAGCTTGTAGTTGATTTATTTGTCTAGTTAGAGCAGACACATCACCCTGTTGAGCAGCAGCATTAGCTTGACGCATAGTAGTCATGGACTCATCTAAACGCGCCATTTGTTCCCGCTCTCGTCTACGTTCAGCAATCTGTCCACCAAGATCAAACAAACCTTGCCCAAAAGAAGGCTGGGTTAAACCTTGAATAAGTCCTTGTCCAAATCTAGCCATTGTTTTTCTCCAGTTTAACCCATAGCCCCAGACAACAATCCTGTACCAGCCTGTCCAATCAAGTTAGCTTGACCAAGACCTGCACCCAACAGTGCTTCAAGACCTGTCATCTTAGCTTCACCAAACAAACCAGCGCCGTACAACTGACCACGCTGTTGCAAACCAGCAGCCGCCAGACCTTGCTGTAGCGCGTTCAACGCCTGTGCCTGCGGTATGTACGCCCCTGTCAAAGCACCAAGACCCATACGTTGCTGTGCTTCTTGTAGGCCCATACGACTTGTCATCAAACCTTCGCCTGTCTCTAGCGCCTGTAGTGCTGACAGTTGCTGTGCAGCTTCTAGAGCTTGTCGCTGAGTCGCAATGTTAGAACCTAACTGTCCGTAAGTAGCACCGATGTCAGCCGCTTGTAGTTGCTCTTGTTGCGCTTGAGTTATAGCCATAAGAGCCGCTTGATTTTGAGCTTCCTCTTGCGCTTTAGCCATTGCTAGTTGCTCTGGAGTACCTCCGTACATCGCTGTCTGTACACCACCACGACCTTGGGCAAACAGACGCTCTTCTAGTTCAAGCCGCTGTCTCTCTTCTTCACCAAGCTGTGTAGCCCTAATACGGTTGTACACATCTTGTTCTCTAGCACCCATAGGCATACCGACTTGACCCATGAACTGACCGCCAAGACCAAACGCCTGTTGTGCTGCTTGTTGTTGACCAGCGAGGCCAAAAGGTGTAGCGCCTAGACCAGCACGACCAGCAGCTAAAGCGTCTTGTGCAGACTGCCCAAGTACTTCGCTTCCGTACGGACCACTAGAAAAACGCTGTCCTGCTACGTTTAACAACTGATTAGCAACAGCACTTTCTTGACCGCCTAAACCTATGTCAACGTTGCCACTCTCGTCTACGTTAAGTCTACCGCCCATACCAGTAGTTACAGTAAACGGTCTAAAGGCAGACTGCGTAAGAGCAGCTTCAGCTATTGGATCAACAGCAGTGTAAGCCTGTTGTCCCACATCGCCTAACCTGTCGTAAGCGTTCTTAACCAACAATAATCCAGCGCCACCCATAGCTGCACGGCCTGCGTTATTAACGGCTTGAGTAGCGGCATTGGTTAATAAGCCAGTTCCAAAGTTTATAATAGGATCATACCAAGCCATTAGTAAGTACCTCTTTTTTTATTATAATTCATCATAGCGTTTTACCTATCAGTGCTAGTACATTCATTTCCTGTATGGACAGCGCGTAACCGTTGATGTCTGTTTCAAGACCAACGCTGATTACTGAGCCGTAGCCTGTTGTGTTAATAGAAGAACGGCTAATAATTGTACTTTCTTCAGAAAACTCTGCTACGTTGTACTCAGACTGTCCGTAGAATCCGGGTGTAGCACTGCTAGTTCTAAACGTGCTAGTGCTGGTTGCTGTTGAAAAGTCGTAAGACCACTTGAGAAAAATGTCTGCGTTGTTACCACCAATAATTGTTGGTCTAATTTTCTTCAGCATCTTAATACGCGACGGATCACCAAAGCTCAATCCGGGACTGTAGTAACGGAAACGATAGACACTACCGTTGTCAAAGTAGTTGTTGTACGTTCCTATACCCGCTGTTGTGCCTATGTATATGTCACCGTTTCTGTCCCTGTGGAAACATTTGAAGTCCACACTAGGCCATCGTGTTACCCTGTACGCACCGTTCTCCAGTGTGCCTCGTACATCAAAGCAGTACACAAGGTTAAGATCAGGAAAGCACAGAAGATAGAAGTAGTTTTCAGGACTGTACACTGTACTAACTGGCTCTGCTTTGCCCAGCGTGTTAGCAATCAGTTCCTGCTTGATGTTTCTGCTCAAGTCGGTAATAGGCAAAGACTTCTCTTGTATAGATCGCCCTAAACTCCTAAGACCTGTAGGTGAAAGAAACAACAAGTCTGTTCCTATGTTCTGTACACTCTTTCTGTCTACACAGCCAACACCCGGAATGGTGTCCTGTATAGCCATATTTGCTGGACTCTCTGCACCACCGTACACCAGCGTATTGTTTTCACCAAACACCACGAGAAACCCGTTGTGTGCCGCTATAGCTACAACTTTGTCAAACCCGTTAGGCCACGCCTTAGACACATCAATAGATCCGCTAGATCCACCAGAAAAATCGTGTCCTATTAACAAGTCAGACCAATAGATCGTGTTGTCGTTAGTAGCGTTACCTACACACCACACTCGTCCGTAAGCACCTATAGCTTCGTTGGCGTACTGTGCAGAAGTTACAGACGCACCAGCAACACTGGACATCTTAGTAACTGCACCTAGACTGTTGCTGTACACAAGAGGCTCGTAGCCACGTTGGAAGAAGTAAGCGTGATCGTTAAAGTTAAATATCTTCCAATCGTTAGCTGTAATTGTGTACGACCCCGGCGTAGCGTCAACCAGTGTAGTCGTACCTGTCATAATCTTGTTGTTACCAGTACTAAAGATTACTTCGTTACCAGCACCGTCGTAAAACTCGTGGATGTTAGAGAGGTAATCAGTACCCAGCACAGTTTTGTCTGTAGTTACAACAGCGTTACCCTTACGTGAAGCCAATCGTCCTCGTCTGTCAATAATAGCGTTGTCTGCAATCTCCGCAAAAGACGTATCCTGTGCAAGCGGAGAATCCTCTGTGTTGATCCCTTTAAACGCAGGAGCAACTAAGTTAATGCTTTGTAGTGGCTGGGCCATCTAGCGTCTCCTACGGTGTAAACCAAATAGTTTCTTCAGGGTGCTTCTGGGCGTCCAGAGCAATAGCGTCAGACAGGTACTTGTCAGCAATAGCAAAGTACTCTGATGTTGACGTACCGCCTGTCTCCCCACGTTCACGAGCTAACAGCGATACCGCCATGTGAATCACAGGCTGACTAGGAATAGCCAACGTGTCAGAGTCAGAACTCAAGGCTACGTTTCTGATGACGCTCTTGACCTTCAAAGAGTAAACACCGTCAGGCTTAGGGTACACATCAATCTGGGCGTCACCAGAGCCATCTATGCCACTAAACGTGTAGTACTGTGGTGCACCAGAGGCAGGAGTGTTTACAAAGAACTTATCGTCAAACCATTCTTGAGGTCTGTACTCCATCACAATGTTAGATGTATCGTTAATAATGTTCAGGATTTTCCCTTGGTCTTGGTATCCCGTTAGCGAGTACGTGTAGTCATCAGCCGCCGTGGTGATCGTAAGAGTAGACCTAAGATTAGACCAATCCCAAGCGTTTTCCACGATTTGTTTAGCGTCGTTAATAAAGTCACCAACCATAGCACTGTACGTGTTCGCACTTACGGTTGTTACTGTGTCTTCTCGTAAACGTCTAAGGACGTTGTTTACTAAGTCTAAGTACGTCATCCCATGTTTCCTGTAAACATACCTTGTGAAAGGCGAGCTATCATTTCGTTAAGTTCTCTGTCGTAATCTTTTTGGGGCAACGGTGTATCAATTATTTGTGGAGTTTGGTACGAAAGCCCTGTCATAAAAGGAGTAAACCCAAGGGGAGAAGGACCTGTTAACATACCCGTTCCAATGTCTTCGCCTTCACCTTCTCCGTCACCATCGCCATCTCCAGTACCGTCTCCGTCACCGCTACCATCTCCAGTGCCTGTGCCCGTTCCAGTACCATCGCCACTTCCAGTACCATCGCCACTTCCAGTACCATCGCCACTTCCAGTACCATCGCCACTTCCAGTACCTTCGCCACTTCCAGTACCTTCGCCACTTCCAG